CGATACGGTTATACTCCTCCCCGTTTTTCTGCACCATCCGAAAAATCACAATGCTTAAAATAGCAAATAGCAGGATTAAAAAAACAAATCCTACCATCAGCTTTTCCTGCATATAAAACGGCATAATCTTAGTCTGCCGTCTTTTTTTCTTCTGCTCCTCATCAGTGCTTTGGGATGTTTTCATATTGCCTCACGTAGCCTTGTTCTACCCGTTTGTAATAGCGTATTTGATCCTGGCCGGGCTGCACCATACCGTAGCGGTTCACCGCCAAATCGCGGATGTGATCCAAATCTTCCTTGCGGTTGATTTCTACCTGCAGGGTGTCGTTGACTTCCCGCTGCGCTTCCAGCTTGCTCTGTGCCTCGTTGCGGGCGCGCTCTGCCTGTGCCACACGCTTTTCGCTCTTCAGATAAACAGAGCCCAGGAAGCCGAAAAAGCCGACCAGTACCGCGGCTGCAAGTATGCTGCCGAAGAACTTGCCCGCACTGTGCTTCGGTGCGGAAGCCGGGGCCGGCGTCCGCTTTTCGGCCGGCTTTCCGCGCCGCTTCGCGCTCGCCGCTCGCCTCCCCGTCACGGTCGATCAGCAGGCCGCGCGCCGGACGAATGTTCACACCGTCCCGCGCCTTCGCCTCGGCCCGCTGGTAGCGGGAGGCCAGCACGAGGTCCTGGCCCGTCGAGGTCGTCTCCTCCCTCGTGGCGATCTCGATACGGTCAGCGATCCCCTGGAAGAAACCCATGACGTAGGAGCGGCGGAAACGGCGGCGCTCGGACTCACTGTAGAAGTCCTCATAACGCAGGCGGTCCTTCAGCATCGACGGGTAGGACATGACGGCGGAGTTGTAGAACTCAGTGACGTATGCGAGGTCGGACCTGGTGCCGACGATGGTGGCGAGCGTGTGCCGCTTGTACGTCCTCCAGGAGCAGAAGCAGCTCAGGGAGCGGGCGAGGGTGGCGAGGCCGTCCACGATGGCCCGCGCCATCGACGCGCTACCGCCCTTGATCTCCACCTCCATCGAGGTAATGTCCTCGTCCTTGGCGCGCGCGTCGCCCTCGGGCAGACTCTCGATGCGGTACCGCACCATGAGGCGCTCAGCGCGACGCTGAGCAAGCTCGCGCTCGTTGACGGACGCGCCCCGGTCGGAGGCAATACGCAGGAGCTGCCTAATCTGCTCGATGATCTTGTTCTCGGTCATTGGTCTTGGTCCTTTCAGCGATCGAGGGTGACGAAGGGATTGGCGGGGTTGACGGGTCCGGTCGGATCGTCCTCAACGATGACGCCGGACACCGGGATGGTCAGGGTGATGAAGTGCCGCCCGTAGCCGTTGGTGGTCTGGCTGATGCCGTCGACGGGGAGGACGATCTGGGAGCCGATGCGGGCGGCGCGGGTCTGCACGTTGTAGGCGAACTCGGGCAGGTCGGGGGTCTGGGTGGTCATGGCGGTTGGATCCTTTCAAGGGGGTGGAGGCCCCGCCGGGTGACGGGGCCTCCGGGGTGGGTCAGGCGAGGGCGTTCAGCTCGTCGGCGTAGTCGGCCTTGATCTCCTCGAGCATCGGCTCACGGCCCTGGGCCTCGTACTCGGTTTCGGCCACGCGGTTGATCAGGTCGATCTGCTCGGCGTTGAAACCCTGGAGGCTAACGGCGGAGAAGAAGTAGCGGCTCATGGTCTTGGTCCTTTCGGTTCGGGTCACCGTCTCTCGGTGACATAATCAGTATAGCACACCCAAAGACCAATAGCGCAACACCTAGCGCCTGTAACGTCAGTCACACAAGCGGCGGACGCGGCCACCCCCACGACGACGCGGAGGCAACCCGGGCACCCCGAGATCATCCAGCCACGCCGCGACCTCCACCGTCCCACTCAGCAAGACGACCTCCACGCCCGCCCGGCGCGCCCTGTTATGCCACGCTACCTGGATAGGCCGGACCCGCCCGCCTGGGCGCTTCAGCTCCACCAGATACACGCGACCCTCCCAGATCACCAGGCGATCAGGGATACCCGCGTCCGTCGGCGCGAGCTTCGGGCACAAGCCGCCCGCCGCGCTCACCCTGTCGTGCAGGAGGCGTTCGGCCAGAGACTCCAGCTCGCTCACGCTGCCACCTCCTCGGGCCACGGGTAGACCACGGGCGCGGCGTTCACGCCAACCAGCGAGTAGATCCCCAGCGTGTGGTCGATCCACCGACGCACGTCGGATCGGTAGGCCAGCAGACCCGCGCGCCCCGAGTGGGCGATCAGCGCCGCGCACCCCGGCGCGTCCACCATGAGCGGGAGCATGGCGCGGATACGCCCCGGCGCGAGACGAGGGCGGACGACGCGGCCACCACCGAGGCCGATCGCCGTCGCACGGTAGGTCGGCGGCGCGCCCTCCAGGCCGCTGTTACGCAGCGCGTCGGTCAGGCTCACCCACACGTGGCCACACGAGTCGAGACCCACGAGGAGCCGACGATCAGAGTCAGGCTCGGGAATGAGGGCATAGTCAATGACGTAGGGGCGGCGCTTGCCGCATGGCTCTTTGCGTTCCATACACCCCATGTTAGCGCTTTATGGGGCGCCCTGTCGAGCGCCGCCGGGTGGTGGGCCGACCTCGTGGCCCCGTGCCCCGCAAAGGCCGCGTTTCGGCTTGTTCTATATAAGACACCCGGATACAAGCCGGAGCGCGGGTCTTGTTACAACTCTTGTTACAGGCTTGTTACACCCTGTTACGCCCGGAATATCAAGGCAAACGCGGTAAAGCGCTCGGTTCCCGTAACTATAAATCCTATTTACTTCTAATAAGAAAAAATTGTTCAGTAGTAAAACAGCCTGTTATACTACTGAACAATTCCGCTAAAAATCTGCTCTATATAGGAAAATGGGTGCGCTCTGTTACAACAAGTGTAAAGTTTCCCGGAATACCAACGAAAAACACCCGTAACAAGCGTGTAACAAGGCTGTAACAAGGGTGTAACAAGGCAAAATCTTGTTACAAAACGCCCACAAACATTGAAATCACGCTGTAACAGAAGCAAACCGCTAACCTACTTGACACATTCACCCCGCCGCCCGGCCCCGCGCACACCACGAAGTAGGCGCACGCGGGGCCACACGAGGTAGGCCCCGCGTGCTACACTCACCCCATGACCCCACGACCCGGCACCTCCCGCACCGGCACCGCACGCCACAAACGCTGGCGCGTCCGCGTCCTCCACCTCGCACAGGCCAACAGACAGACGCACTGCCCCGATTGCGGACAGCCACTCGCCTGGGGGACCACACTCCAGCCACGCAGCCCCGAACCGGACCACGTGGTGCCAGCCGCACGAGGCGGGCGCGACACCATCGATAATGCCCGCGTCACATGCCGCCAATGCAACCAGAAGCGCGGCTCAAAACCCATCCCAAGCCAGCCCAGGCCGACCCAGGCCCACACCGTCGGAGGCATCCAATGGTGAACACCACCCACCCGAAACCCATTCGTGAGTGGATGGGGCGCACCATCAGGACCGAAGTCCCCAGAACCGAAACCTCCGGTGTCCTGAATGTGGCAAACATCACGCCCGAAATGGGAACTTACCACTTGACAAGGGGCGGTATCCCCTCCCCCAACAACCAGGAACACCCAGAGGCCCAAGCGAAATACCCCCCTGGGGTATCCCCTATCCCCTCAAAGCGCTAAACGCTTCATGCGCTAAAACCGCCCAAACCTGCTATAATCGGCCCCATGAACGACTTCGACCTGCTAGACCTCCTCGACGAGACCCCCGACGGGGCACACACCGTCGTGATCTTCCCCAGCCGGGGCGAACTGCGCCGCAAATTCCAGCCTTTCGTCGGCCAGCGCGACCCGATCTACCGCACGCACACCCTGCACCGGGCGGAATACCTGGAGGACCGCAAGCGCGGCGCGCGCCTGTACCTGCGCACCCCCAAGCAGATCACCGCCGCCAACCGCAACCGCGCCATCGACGGCGCGGTCAGGGCCTACACCGCGCCCGGCGTGAACGTCTCCTACCTCATGGAAACGTGCCTGAAGAAGTCCGGCATCCCCCACGTCATCCCGGCGACCGAGGCAGGCCTGCTGTGACCGGCCACGACCGCAAGAAGGAGCTGAACGACCTCCTGGGTGTTGCCTGGGAGGCCATCAACCAGGCCAAGCCCGGCGACCTGTCCGCCCTCCTGAACACCGCCAACCGCCTGTCCCGTGACCTGCACGAGCTGGAGCACCCGGCGGATGCTCAGGGAGGCCCGAAGCCGACCACGGACGGCGACGGGTCGGCGGTCGCCATCTTCCAGCAGAGGATGCGCAAGCGTGACCGCCGCGCGTCCTAACCGGAAGGCCCTCGAGGCCTCCCAGGAGCCGGTCACCTCGATTACGTCCCCCGCGATTGACTCGCTGGGGGACCTCGCCGTCTCCCTATCCGCCTCCTACCAGCTCATACCTGACCCCTGGCAGGCGTGGGTGATCGACAACTGGCTGAGCGTTGTCGGCGACAACTGGGCGCACATGACTTGCGGGTTGGCCGTGCCTCGCCAGAATGGCAAAAACGCGGTCTTGGAGATCAGGGAGTTGTTCGGCGCGATTGGTCGCGGCGAGCGCATCCTGCACACCGCTCACGAGGTCAAGACCGCGCAGAAGCACTTCCGCCGCCTGAAACACTTCTTCGGGCAGAAGACGAACGATCCGGCGGCGAAGTTCCCCGAGCTGAACGCCCTCGTTGAGTCGATTCGCAACGTCAACGGCCAGGAGGCCATCTTCTTGAAGAACGGCGGGTCTATCGAGATCGCGGCGCGCTCGAAGGGGTCAGGCCGTGGCTTCACGGTCGACGTCCTGGTGATGGACGAGGCGCAGCAGCTCACGGACGACGCGCTGGAGGCGCTGCTGCCCACCACGTCGGCGGCTCCCCTGGGTGACCCGCAGTGGATTTACACCGGCACGCCGCCGGGTCCGTTGGCGGAGGGCGAGGTGTTTTCGCGTGTGCGCCGTGACGCGCTGAGTGGCGAGTCCTCGCGCACGTGCTGGGATGAGTGGTCTCCGCCGGGCGCTCCGAAGTCGCTGGCGGGCATCGACGCGGACGACCGGTGCCTGTGGGTGCGCACCAACCCGGCGGTCGCGTCTGGCAGGCTCCAGATGAGCGTGATTGAGGGCGAACGCGCCCGCTACGCGGACGACGGGTTCGCCCGCGAGCGCCTCGGCTGGTGGGCCTCCGACGACAACACGCGCCGCCTGATCTCGCTGGACGACTGGGAGGCGACCGGGGTCACCGAGCTGGCCCCGGAGCTGACCACGGATCACGTCGTGCGGGCGCTGGGGGTGGCTTTCTCGAAGGACGGGCGGCGCGTCGCGGTGGCTGGCGCGCTGCATGATCGCAAGACGGGCGTGTCCCACGTGGAACTGATCGACATCGAAGCCGGCGATTTTTCCACCATGAGCAGCGCGGCGCTCGCGGAATGGCTGTACGGGCGGAGGGGCCGCTATTCGGCGGTGGGCGTGTCTGGCCGTTCGGGCGCGCTGGCGCTTCAGCAGGACCTGCGCGCCCTGCGCCCGCCCCGCCGCTACCTGCACGTCCTGGACAATCAAGAGTATTTCACGGCCTGTTCTGGCTTCTTGAACGCGGTCAGGGGTCGCACGGTCTCGCATCCGGGCGGGTATAATGCAGGCAACGATCCCCTGGATGCGTCTGTGGGGGTGTCAGATAAGAAGATCAGGACCACGGACGGCGCGTGGGGGTGGCACTCGACGGCCCAGGAGGGCGACGAGGTGCCCCTGGAGGCCGTGAGCGTGGCGCTGTGGATGGCGCGGACGACGCGCCGCCGTCCTAACCGGAGCCAGGAGGCCCTCGCATGAGTACGAACGTTGACCTGCGTCTGATCGCGGGCATGGGACCCCAGCTATTCACCGCGCCCACTGTGGCGGGCCTGCCCGTCGATCTCCAGGCGACGCTGGAGGAGCTGGTGAACACCTGGCAGGCGCGTTATCCGGGCAATGCCCGCCGTCAGGCCTATCTCGACTGCAAGGTGTACGTCGACAGTCTGGACATTGCGCTGCCTCGGGAGATCGCGCGCGACTTGCGCCTGGTCTCCACCTGGCCGGAGAAGGCGGTTTTCTCGCTCACGTCGCGCTGCCATTGGGACGGCGTTGTGGCCCCGGACGGGTCGGAGGACCCCTACGGGCTGGCCTCGATCCTGGAGGAGAACCGTTTTTCGACGGAGATCGGGCAGGCGGTCGCGTCGGCGGCGACGCACGGCGTGGCCTTCCTGACGACGCTGCCCGGCGACGTGGCGGCGGGTGACCCGCCGGTCCTCGTCCTCCCGTACTCTGCCATGACGGCGGCGGCGCTGTGGGACCGACGTCGACGGGGCATCCGCGCGGGCCTCCTCATCAACGACGTGGATTACCTCGGTCGGCCCACGGAGCTGATCCTCCTGACCCCGCACGTCATGGTGAGCATGGCTCCCCTCGGGTCGCAGGGCTGGTTTGTGACGGGGCACGTGGAGCACCACCTGGGGCGCACGCCTATGGAGGCGCTCGTCTATCGCGGCAACCTGGACCGCCCGCTGGGGCGCTCGCGGCTCACGGACGGCGTGCTGTCCATCGTGGACCGTGCCGTGCGCGCCTCGATGCGCATGGACGTGTCCTCGGAGCTTTTCACCGCGCCCGGCCTGCTCTTGCGCGGCGTGGACAGGGCCACCTTCGACCAGATTACGGGGTCTTGGAGCTGGCGACTCGGCTCCGTGAAGGGTATCTCCCGCGACGAGGAAGGCGACCTCCCCGAGGTCGACATGATCCCCCAGCAGTCCATGCAGCCCTACGTCGACCAGCTCCGTGAGCTGGCGCAGGAGCTGGCGGGCGCGCTGTCCCTCCCGGTCGGTAGCCTGGGCATCGTGCAGGACAACCCATCTTCGGCGGACGCGATTTACGCGGCGCGCGAGGAGCTGGTCACCGAGGCCAGCGACTTCAACGACGCGAACAGTTACGCCCTGAACCGCGTGTATCGCAACATTCTGATGCTGCGTGATGGGGTCTTGCCCGAGGACGCGGCGCGTATTTCGACGCATTGGCGCAACCCGGCTCGCCCGTCCATCGTGTCGCAGTCGGATGCCATGATCAAGCAGATTCAGGCTATCCCGGAGATTGGCAAGACCGATGTGGCCCTGGAGGAGTTGGGCTACACGCGCCAGCAGATTACGCGGATGCGGGCGCAGATCGAGCAGCAGAGGGGCAGGGATAACCTGGACGCGATTCTGCGTGGCGCTCGCGGCCCCGCCGCCGGGGGTGGTGATTTTGACCTCATCTGAGCAGCTGAAGGTCTACGATCAGCTGGTCAGGGCGACGCTCACGGGCGCGGAGGACCAGCTGGTGAGTCTGTTCCGCGTCCTGAACTTCGAGGACATCCCGCTGTCGCGGGAGGAGATGAAGCGTTTCCTGGCGCAGCTCGTGGACGCTTATGGCCCCGCCTTGACGCAGGGCGCGCTTGACTGGTATCAGGAGCTGCGCCCCTCCTACAAGACGGCGTATACGCCGAAGGCGCTGATTCCGGCGGACTCGGTGGAGCGGATCGACCGCCTGAGCCGCTACGCGGCGGGCCTGGGCCGGGACAACCCAGGCCGGGCTATCCGCGTCGTGGCGGGCGCGATTGGCCGCGAGATTCAGACGGGCGCGCGCCGGTCGATTCTGCGGGCGGCGGACCTGGACCCGAGCGCCCCGCGCTTCGCCCGCGTGCCGGTCGGCAAGACGTGCGCGTTCTGCACTCTGCTGGCCTCACGTGGGTGGGTGTATCACTCGAAGGACCTCGCGGGCGGGGCCGGGCACGAGTACCACGACTCATGCGACTGTCGCATTGTGCCGGATTGGGAGCATAAGGCGCTGCCTGGTTACCATCCGGACGATATGTACGCGGCGTACCTGTCGGCGCGCCGTGCTGCGGTGAAAGATGGTGTGAAGGCACCATCTGGGCGTATAATTACGGCGTATATGCGGGACGGCCACCCCGAAATGTTCTCGGATGGTCAGGGTGTGGATCGTCCCTCGCGGGCGCTCCGCTCGCGCAGGCTTGAGAAGCTGGCGGCTTCTCGGGAGAAGGAGAACAGCAATGAGCAAGAAGGCTAAGGCCACGGAGGCGGCTCAGGAGGCCGCTCCCGCCGTCGATCAGACCCCCGAGGCACCGGAGGCTACTCCGGCGGCTCCCGAAGCGCCCGAGGCACCCGCTGAGGACGCTCCGGCGGTACCTGAAGCACCCGAGGCACCCGCTGAGGAGGCCTCCGAGGAGTCAGCGGACTCCCCCGAAGCGCCCGAGGCACCGGCTGGCGAGGCCCCGGCGGCCCCCCAAACGCCCCCGGGCCCCCCCCCGGGACGCGGGG